TTTTAGACGAAGGGAGTCTTCAAGCAGGTATCCAAGCCATTAGTGTGGTGGAGTCTCCTGCTATTGAGGAGGACTTCGTAGCCCTCAAGGAAGAGGCACGAGTAGAGTTAAAAACCATTGACAAGGAGAAGCGCATCTTGATGGGTGCAGCACTTATTCCTAACAAGCCTATCTACCGCAGAAACGGAGAGGATGAATACTACATCTACTTCTCGCAAGACACGGTAAGAAAGGCAAGTGAATTGTTCTTCATCAACGGCAACCAAAACAAAGCCACATTAGAACACCAGATGGATGTTCAAGGCACAAGTGTTGTAGAGAGTTGGATTATTGAAGGCGAACAAGACAAAAGCCGTATGTATGGTATGGAACTTCCTGTAGGTACTTGGATGGTGAGTATGAAGATTCTCAACGATGAGTTGTGGGAAGGCTATGTGAAGAGCGGTAAGGTTAAGGGCTTTAGTATTGAGGGCTACTTCGTAGACAAGGTAGAGGCAAGTAAACAAGACCCAGAAGAAGAGAAAGCAGAAGAGCAACTGAACGCTATCAAGGCTATCATCAAGAACGACCTCCGCACAAAAAAGGGTAAGCGTACTGAATTAGAGACCTATTCGGATTACCCCACTTCGGTACGCAACAATGCTAAAAGGGGTATCGCCTTGAATGAGAAGGTAAACAACAAGTGTGCTACACAGGTGGGCAAGGTAAGAGCGCAGCAGTTAGCAAAGGGTGAGCCAATCTCCAAAGAGACGATTAAACGAATGTATAGTTACTTGTCCAGAGCAGAGGAATACTATGATGAGGGAGACACCACTTCTTGTGGGTACATCAGTTATCTGCTATGGGGTGGCAAGAGTGCCAAGAGATGGGCGGAAAGCAAACTAAAGGAACTTGGAAAAATCTAACACTTATACACTTAAACAATTAACTTAATATGAAACAAGGCAAAACTGAAAAGGCGGTATTCGCAAAACTCTCTACCGAGAAGGTAGAACTTGCTGACATTGGTCGTATTGAGAGTATGCTCAATATGCAACGCAAACTTACCGCAAAGGCTCAAGAGGAATGGAGAAACTTGGGTAGAATTGCGGAAGATGCTCGTAGAGCGCAGATGGATTTACAAGAGGTTCACAAAAAAGTAATCACAATATACAACGCTTTAGGTGGTGCTGAAAAGGTAGCCAAGATGTTGATGAGTTACGAGAAGCAACTCAAAAAAGCAGAGAAAGATTTGGGTGCTAATATCCCAGAGGCTATTGATATTCAAGGGTCTTATGCTATTGTTGATGAAGCGATGAAGATGGCAGAGAAATTGGACAAGATGCTAATTGAAAGCAAAAAATATCTTAAATAAAATATGAAATCACAAGAAACATTAAGCAAGATTATGGAACTGCTTAACCTACAAGATGAGGTTAAGTTAGAGTCTATGAAGTTAGACAACGGCACTACTATTGAAGCCGAAGCATTTGAGCCTAACCAAGAGGTGTTCATCATTACTGAAGAAGAAGAGAAGATTGCTCTACCTATCGGTGAGTACACTTTGGAAGATGGTCGTATGCTTGTTGTAGCAGAAGAAGGTATCATTGCTGAAGTTCGTACAGAAGAAGAAGCACCTGCTGAAGAGCCACAGGCTGAAGAGGCTACTGAAGAAGTTGAAGCAGAGGAGCAAGAGATGGCTTACGCTACTAAAGAAGAACTATCTGCTGCTATGGATGAACTCAAAGGTATGATTGATGAGATCAAAGCAATGATGTCTCCTAAAGAAGAAGAGATGGCTGAACAAGAAGAGATGAGTGAAGTGGAAGAAGTTAAGGAAGAAGAAGTAGACTTGTCTGCTGATGAACCTGCTGCAAAGCCTATCAAGCACTCTCCTGATACGAAACCTGCGGACTTGCACAAGTTCTCTAAAGGAGCAAGAAAAGACACTCTATCAAGAATCTTTGACAAATTAGGATAATGAAAAAAGTAGAATCTATTTGGGCTGAACTATCAGCCAAAGCACAAGAGGCTTCTAAAGAAGTTGAGTTGAGTGAGGAACAAGTAGAACTTGCTTCTGCTAAAGAAGTAAAGTCTATGGCAACAAAGGTTAACTCGTTGCAAAAGAAAGTTCGTAAACAAATTGATGTATCCGAAGCCAAAGGTGATGTTGCTTACCGAGCAACACTTGACTTAAATGAGTCTGTAGGAGAATTAAAAGACTTGATGAGTAGACTTGAGAAAGATATGACTACCGTTGCTAAACAAGTAAAAGAATTAGGAATGAACCCACAAGATGTTCCTGCTCTTTCATCTTCTTTAGACATCATTAACGATGGTAATCAAGCAATCATTCTTGGAGAGCGTGAGGTTAAAAACCAAACAAGAGGATTTAAAGTATAAACAATAACAACAATCAATAATTAAATAAACAAAAATGGCAACAAGTATTACAACTACTTATGCAGGAGAATTTGCAGGGAAATACATCTCTGCTGCACTCCTTTCAGCCGACACCATTGAAGGTGGCGGTATTACTGTTAAGCCAAATGTCAAGTATAAAGAAGTAATGAAAACTCTTTCTACTAACGCTTTGGTAAAAGACGCTGCTTGTGATTTCGCAGATCAAAGTACAGTTACTTTGGCGGAGCGTGTCCTTCAGCCTGAAGAGTTCCAAGTAAACTTGGAATTGTGTAAGAAAGATTTCCACAATGATTGGGAAGCAGTTCAAATGGGTTACTCTGCATTTGACTCTTTGCCTCCTTCATTTGCTGACTTCCTCATCGGTCACATCGCTGCTAAAGTAGCACAGAAGACTGAAGAGAACATCTGGCAAGGTGCTACTGCAACTGCAGGTGAGTTTGATGGCTTTACTGCTCTATTGGCTGCTGATGCTGATGTAATTGATGTAACAGGTACAACTGTAACTGCTGCAAATGTTATTACTGAATTGGGTAAGGTAGTAGATGCTATCCCTACTTCAGTTTACGGAAAAGAAGACTTGTACATCTATGTATCTCAAAACATTGCTCGTGCTTATGTTCGTGCATTGGGTGGCTTCGGTGCTTCTGGTCTTGGTGCTAATGGTGTGAACAACGCAGGTACTACTTGGTACAACGGAGGCGATTTGGCTTTTGATGGCGTTAAATTGTTCGTATGTTCAGGTATGCCTGACAACGATATGGTTGCTGCTCAAAAGTCAAACTTGTTCTTCGGTACAGGTTTGTTGAGCGACCACAACGAGGTTAAGTTGATTGATATGGCTGACCTTGATGGTTCACAAAATGTTCGTGTAGTAATGCGCTTTACTGCGGGTGTACAACACGGAATTGGTGCTGACATCGTTTACTACACCTAATAGGTAGTATAGTTTAGTTAATAACGAAGGGTAGGTGGGTCAAATCTGCCTACCCTTTTTTAATAAAAGAATAATATGGCTTGTGATTTAACAAAAGGTCGTGCATTACCTTGCCGTGAGTCGGTAGGTGGTCTTAAAGCGGTTTACTTCGTAGACTTCGGTGATTTAGGAACACTTACTTTGTCTTCGGATGAGGTAACTGATATGACAGGAACATTCTCTGCCTACAAGTATGAGCTGAAAGGCACATCTTCAGTAGAGCAGACAATCAACGCTTCTCGTGAGAACGGAACAGTATTCTTTGACCAAGCGGTTAGCCTTTCTTTGCCACAATTGAGCAAGGAGGATAACAACGAGATCAAGTTGTTGGCGTATGGAAGACCTCACATTATTGTTGAGGACTACAACGGAAACGCTTACTTGGTAGGTCGTGAACACGGAGCGGATGTAACAGGTGGTACTATTGCTTCAGGTGCTGCAATGGGAGATATGAGTGGATACACACTTACTTTCAATGCTATGGAGCGTACCGCCGCAAACTTCATTAGCGGTGCAACAGATGGTAATCCATTTGCAGGTATGACATCTGCTACAGAGACTATTGTTACTTCGTGATAAAGTAGTATATTTGTAGGACACTTGACATAGGTGTTTTGGTTTGGTTAGGGCAGTCCTTCGGGGTTGCCCTTTTCTTTTATAACACTTTACCCTTCTTGTGGTTAACCTATTATGCATATAGTAACTACAACGGATAAGAAGATATACTTTGTTCCCAGAGCGTTTGAAACAAGCGTATCGGTATTGATTACTGATGAGGAGACAAATACTTCTACCACCGAGTCTCTTACGGCTACGCAGGAGGCGAATTACCTACACATAACACCTTCTTACACCTTCGTTGAGGGTAGATACTACACGATTAAAATAAGTGGCTCTAACGAGATATATAGAGGTAAGGTATATTGCACCAACCAAACGAATTTAGAGAAGTTCAGCATAAATAGCGGTGAGTTCACTTACTACGAAGACACCGACAATGATAATCAATACATATACCGATGAGTAATATCCGCATCGTAAATCTTGCATCGCATACTACACCCCAAGTTGTTGAAGACAACCGTAAGGAGTGGGTAGCCTATGGTGCAGATAACAACTACTTTCAGTACCTCATTGACAGGTACAATGGTAGTGCTACCAACAATGCCATTATCAATGGTATGACCGAACTTATCTACGGAAAGGGTCTACACGCTACAGATGCAAGTAGAAAGCCTGATGAGTACGCAATGATGAAGAGTCTCTTCTCTCGCACTTGTATGCGTAAGGTCACCTTTGATCTAAAGGCGATGGGTCAAGCAGCCTTCCAAGTTATCTACAATAAGCAGAAGACTAAAATCGTTCAAGTAGAGCATTTCCCTATTGAGACTCTCCGTATGGAGAAGATGAACGATGATGGTGAAGTAGAAGGATACTACTACTCTAAAGATTGGACAAAGATTCGTAAGAAAGGCTTTGAGCCTATACGCATCCCTGCCTTTGGATATGGAGATAAGAGTGAGGGTCTTGAGATTTATTGCATCAAGCCTTATCGTAGTGGATTTTACTACTACTCTCCTGTAGACTATCAAGGGGGTCTCCCTTATGCCGAGTTGGAGGAAGAGGTAGCCAACTACCACATCAACAACATTAAGAACGGCTTGTCACCAAGTATGTTGATTAACTTCAACAATGGTGTACCAACTGAAGAGGAGCGTGAACTGATTGAGCGTAGAATCATCCAAAAGTTTAGCGGATCAAGCAACTCTGGTAAGTTCATCTTGGCGTTTAACGACAACAAGGAGATGGCTGCAAGTATTGAGCCTGTTCAGTTGAGTGATGCAAGTGAGCAATACCAATTCTTGGCGGATGAGAGTATGCGTAAGTTGATGGTAGCCCACAGAGTTACTTCTCCTATGTTGATGGGTATCAAGGATAATACAGGCTTGGGCAACAATGCTGATGAGTTGAAGACTGCGAGTCTTCTATTCCACAACACGGTTGTACGCCCTATCCAAGAGATGATTCTTGATGCTATTGATGATATCCTTGCAGTAAATGGAGCATCACTAAATGTCTACTTCAAGACCCTACAACCATTAGAGTTACAAGCGGATATTCCAGAAGAAACAAAGGAGGAACTTTCAAGTGCTGATAGCCGCCCTTTTCTTGATGACAAGTTAGCCCACGAGATGTTAGATGCATTGGCTGACTTGGGGGAGGATGAGCCTTCCGATGAGTGGGAACTCGTTGATGCAGAAGAAGTGGGAGATGATGAGCCAGAAGACTTTGATGTTGAGAAATACCTCAACGGATTGGTAAACCTTTCGGCTACACAGGATAGCACACAAGACACCGAAATGTACAAAGTGAGGTATAAGTATGTAAAGGGTACTAAAAAGACTGCTAAAGGCAGTTCAAGACCCTTCTGCAAGACAATGCTATCACAAGGCAAGTTGTACCGCAAGGAAGACATTGGTATGATGAGTGCAAGAGGTGTAAACAAGAGCTTCGGACACAAGGGTAGAAACTATTCTTTGTTTAAGTATAAGGGAGGAGTAAACTGCTACCACAGATGGGAGCGTAGAATCTACAAGAAGAAGTTAAAGAAGAATGGAGAACCTTACGGAGGCAATGCCTTGAGAGGTACAAGATATGTGAATGTAAACCAAGCGGTACGAGAAGGATTTAAACTGCCTAAAAACCCCAAAGAGGTTGCGGTAGCCCCTATTGATATGCCGAGACAAGGGCATCACCCTAATTACGGAAAATAATGGCAAAGGTATTATTTATAAAAAGAGATGATTTAGTACGCAATAGCGTAATCTCTGGAAATGTAGATAGCGATAAGTTCTTGCAGTTTATAGAAATCGCTCAAGAGATTCACATCCAAAACTATCTTGGCACAAAGTTGTACGACAAGTTGCGTAATGACATCATTGCGGATACATTGCCTGTTGCTTACGCTACCCTATTGGATGACTATGTACAACCTATGTTAATCCATTGGGCAATGGTAGAGTACCTACCTCACTCTGCTTACACGATAGGTAATGGAGGTGCTTACAAGCACACGGCAGAGAACAGTATTGCTATGGAGAAGGATGAGGTAGACTTCTTGACTAATAAACACAGAGACATCGCTGAACACTACACTCGTAGGTTTATTGATTTTATGTCTTTCAATCAGTCTACTTACCCTGAATACTACACAAACAATAACGATGACATTCACCCAGACAAAGATGCAGTCTTCAACGGTTGGCAACTCTAAACGCTACCAACCTAAAGAAGTTAACTTAAAGAGGCTAAAAAAGCTCGTAAAAAAATTAGAGAATGGCAGAAGGTAACGGCTACGGAGCGATATACGGAAGCACTTGGTGGGGATCGCAGAACACCATCAACTTCAATGAGATTAGTTACTACATCTATGCGGTAGACCAACTCAAGACAAGAGCATTGGCTGATGGTGCTGTTATGGAGGGCTTTGGATGTGCTGCTGAAGATATACGCATATACCCACAAGCGGATAGAGGCAGACAATTGATGGATGCCTATGATGTGCGAGTGGTAGCCGCAGGAGGTGATACGGAAGCAAGAACCTGTACTATTAACGAATTGAACGAGATATTATGAGTTTATATAAGGATGCATCATTAGCAATGATACCC